AAGCCATCAACCGCCGATGAGGTGTAAGTCCCACTGCCGGTTATAGGCGTGCTGTAATCAACCTCTAAATGGCGATATATAGCCTGCTTGTCGGTCGGAACAACGATTCCGGCGTCATCCACCTTGACCTTGCCTAGTTCCCGTTCCTCGCGGTCTGTAATGTCTAAATCACTGATTGTAATAGATGTATTGGTCAAGTCTAAAGTCATGCCGCTTATGTCTACCGGCAATCTTCCGCTACTCGCTGCAGCGCCATCAATCGTAACCGGCAACGTTGAAACCACATTTCCGCTTGTGTCAACCAGCGCCATATAATGCCCGACTTTATCCCCTATATCATAGCCAAGCGTTGCTATACCATCTGATGTGGTATTTGACGAGTTTGTTAAAGTTGCCATAATTTGCCTCCTTAAAATTAAGTATAAAAAAACCGCTGCTTGAGCGGTTAAAAATTATTTAATGTTAAAATTAATTATTGCTTTAATAAATATTGGTACTCACCGGGAACAAAGGCTTTTTCAATAGTGACTTGTTTTTCTTCGCCAGATTTTTTAATGATAATTAAATCAATTTTGGTTCCTTCCGGAACATCGAAAAGCAAATCAAATTCTTTAAAATTCATTTTTTTTACTGGCTCTCCATTAACCTCTTTTACTAAATCACCGACTTCAATTCCTGCTTTTTCAACGCTACTGTTTTTCCATACTCTCAAAACTTCATAGCATTTTTTTACTTTTTTATTTGAAAAGCTTAAGCCAAACATAATCGAACCATAAAACTTTTCTTTAATATAATTAAGATATGGCACGATGTCATCCGGCTTAAATGAAGTCGATTTTTCAAAAGCACTATTGGGGTTTGATACTATCTTGCTTTCTCCAGTAATTGTTACAGTCTGTTCTATTTGGATAAAGTTTAAAAATATCCTAATTTCAGGAACTACATTAAAACGTGTTCCAAAGAAAATTTGATGAGTAGGATTTTTAGAATCAGCTTTAAATATTATTTGATAATCATTTACGGACATAATATTAAAACCAGCTTCAAGCATGGCCTTTGTTGAAACATCCATTACTGTCTTTTTGTCAATTCCTTTAATTTCAATTGACGCAGCACAAACTTCAAATGAAATCCCACAAATTAATGTAATTACCAAAGCTCCTATTAAAATTATCCTTCTCATTCCATTCGCCTCATCCCACTATTCTCCATGTTTCGGGTAAATCCTTTTAAGATGTGGTATAATATTCCTTAATAATCCTCAAAATCATATTACTAATTGACCGATCTTCTTTTCTCGCGTCATCCTCAATTTTTTTCATAATGTCTTTCGGCAAAGTGACAAGGATTCTTGTATTGCTTTCAGATACAGCCAAGATAATCACCTCAAAATTATTATATCATTTTTATGTTAATGGTGATATAATCAATTCAAAAGTGTATCACTACGGAAGAAAGTGTTTCGCGTGAAACAAATATTTATAATTTTGATATTGTTGTTTTGCTTATCAACTCCTTGTCTGGCCGAATGGGATAAATCAGATACAACATTATTAGTTATGCGCTTGATTGACTGGGGGCAAACCAGAGATATCGCAACAAGAAAATGGGAACCGCCATATGTTTCCGATTACGATGGTTCGGAATATGTTTACCATGAAACGAACCATTTTTTGGGAAAGCACCCATCAATCAAAGAAGCAAATACTTATTTCGCGTCCGCTATTGTTATAGATTTTATTATTAGCCATTTAAAAACCAAAAATAATGTTTTAAATAAATTCAAAGAATATTATCAGCAATATATGATTTGTAATACTTTTAAATGTATAACAGGAAATTATAATTGGGGAATTAGAATAAAGTTTTAAAGATTGTCTTCCCATCCAGTGCAATAAATAGCACCACCAGCCGCGGAACTAACCCAATAAAGTAATCGGCTATCACCATATGTTTCCAAACCAAACGATGTTTTGATTATAGCGGCATGTGAACTATTTAAATATAGTGGAGGGATATTTCCGGTTGCGCTTGCTATCCCCGCATAATAGTTGTTTGGTGCCACAATAACATTGCTTAAAGCCCCACCTTCATAATTGTTATATGTGACAGTGTTGGCTTCTCTGGCGGTTGATGGAATAAAATTATTTAAATTTGCTGTCACCCAAACTGGAGTTGTTGATGAATAAGTTCCTGCGGCTCCGCTGGCGATTACATACATCCCAGAATCAAATAAATAATTTACCTTTCCACCAAATTGATCCATATGTCGAAGCTGATTAGCGCTACTAGTGGTTCTTGCCCATCCCACTCTGGCAAAATAAGTATATCCGCTTGGCAAAACCGGGCTAGATGCATTTAAAGAAATTATTGCTGCGGTGGTTTCGGTTGTTTTATTATAAATTACCCAAATGGAATACCAGGTATTAGCAGCCATGCTACCGGAATCCAAACCGTCAGCCCCAACTGCCGTTATATCAACTATAACATTTATCGATTTAACCACTACCGTTAAGTAGCTTGCATTGAATAGCGATATGTAATCAGCAATAATTCTTACATATAAACCATTTGGTACTTGCACAGCAAGGTTATTGAATACCTTTATTGGCATATATACATTCGTTGCCGTTGTTGCTGTTGCTGCATTGGTCAATATATCCCCCGTTGTTAAATCCATAAAACTAATCCATGCAGTATTAGCCAAATTCCGAATCTTTAAAATGTTGTTAGTAGTATCTGCCCATTTCATCAATGCCCAAGTGGTTCCGGGTTCAGAAGCGCCGGAAAAATCGCAAGACAGGGAATCAAGGGCATTATTAAGGGCAGTCCTCACGGCTGCCCCGGTTCCATTTGCTACAACTATTGAATTTTGACTCATGTTTCCTCCTAATATCCTATCGCTGTCCACGATATGTATTTTGAAATTGCCGTTCCGCTATTGTTCAAGGATACAGTAAATCCGGTTTTTGTTGGCGTTGTTACTTCGGAATCATCCCCGGAACTTGCGTTTAAAATTGTAACGCTAATCCCCGGTGCTTCATGAAATGTGCGGTTGAAAGCGATTGACAAACCGTCAATTGGAATCAAGACATTTGTCCCTTTATCAACTGCGTCAGGAACATCTATGGTAAATGTAAACGCCGAAACTCTGACTATTTCCCCAGTTGATGCTATGGATAACCTAAAGTCAAATTCTAACCCAACATAGGCTTGACCATTTATAAGTGTCTGCCAATCTCCAAAAGTTCCTGCCGTTGCTGCAAGTCTAACCTGCGGCGTGACTGTTTCACCTGTCGAAGTCAAAGTGTAATAAATTGGGCAAGATGAGGTCTTTTCAAGCGTTATAACGTGGTCGGCAGGTACTTGATAGGCTCCGCTTGTGGCAACGCCTCCATAGGTATCTAAATCGGCTATTGCGTCAAAGTCTGGGATATCGTCAAACATTCCTAACGCCGTTAACCACAATTCACCGTTAAGGTTTTGGGTATTGGTATGTGTCCCGTTCCAACCCGTCACCGCTTCATCCCAAACCGCTAAAACGTTCCGAATTGCCGATGTTCCTTCAATGGCAATACTGATAGGAGTTTCTGAGTAAAGTGCCCGATAATAAGCCGCTACCCAATAGGTTCCATCACCCGAAACGACATATTTGTTATCGGAAGTCCGGCCCAAGACGGTAGCATCTGTCCAGCCCAATCCTCTACGAAGTTCGTAGAGGATTGACCGGGAATCATCCAACAAATTCCACGACAGATATAAAACGCCATCATCAAGATAATCTGTTAATGTAGTGATGTCTCCCGGTGCAGTCTCTCCGGTGAGGGTATAGGTTACAGACGTGCTTGCATATGCATTTCCGAAATAATCAAGCGCGGTTATTTTTACCGTATAATCTCCCGTTGCCGCCACTTTGTAGGAATAGGCATTAACCGACATATCAACTTTAGCAACCTGCGTTCCGTTGATAAAAATCAATGCGCCATAATAAATCTTTCGCGACGGTAACCATCCGATATCGAGATATAAATCCCCACCTTGATCGGTATGCTCTGAAACTGTTGCCGTCACCGTCCCTGTATCTGCTCCGCTCTCAACCGTTGGAACTGTGGTATCATCTTCATAAACTTCTGCAATGTATTCCAGCCCCGAAAGAGTAGCGGTTACATCATCGTGTCGTTCAATCCTTGTCAATCGGAATAGCTTGCAATCTGCCCCGTCAGTCCCGAAGCTATAAAGATTGTACTGTTCCGGTTTGGTAAATTCCCACCGTGCTTCCGTAATATCTGACGGTACGTTATCACAAACTACAGTTGTTTTTGTGCCGTCGTAAGTTGACGCCGAAACGGTCACTTGATAAATGTCACCATAACCGGCGTAAAGGATCAAGTCGGTTTTACCAACCGGAATGCTCACGGTCAAGTCGCCCAAAACCGTAAAAGTAGTTGGATTCACATAGGTTGCCGTTGCCCGATCATTGGTAAACGCTTCGGTAAAATAGATTCTTGTCCCGGTTATTGGGCCGTTTTCGGCTCCCAAGGTATATCCACCTCGCCCGAATATAGCACAGCTTATAGTTTGGCTGACGGTTTTGGTAATAATCGTGTCATCGGAAAGTGTAATCTTGACGATATAGGTCACTAGCGGAGTCCGTTCAACTCCATTAATCACTTCGCCAAATGCGTCGATGGTCTTTTCGACTTCGATCCAATTGTCACCAACGTCAACTATTCGGCCACCCACGCCCCATTTTGGAGTTGACACTGCCACGACGTCACCCAACCGGCAGCTGATAGAATCAACGTCACATTGCCATTTTGCGGAACGATAAAGGTATATGTTTAGCCGTAATTGATATTGGGCGTGTCGCCAAGCCACACCAAAACTGCTGCAAGCCTGTAAAAATATCGAAGTTGGGTTGACCGTTTCCGCTTCATTGTAATCATCGCCATATGCTGGAAAATAGAAACGTTTATAATCCCGATCGGCGTAAAGAAAAGATACCTCTAAAGCGTTTGCCCGCTCACTCTGCCCGACAAATTCACCTTGAAATGATTCTGAAATAATGTTAGAGTAATTGAACTTTTGAACAACATCCCCCGGCTGATTAATCATTACCCCGATCTTTGTTCCAAACTGGCAAACCTTCCCCCGCCCAATAGTCTCCAATGGGCTTAAGGCATCCCAAAGTTTTTGAGTGTCATTGACAAAATAAGCGCAGGTGATCTCATATTCATCGCAAAAATCAGCCCAGCTTTTAAAATCAGCGTAAAGAAATTTATTGGCCGCTATTCGCTTAATCACATATTCATAAGCCTCAGTATTAATATTATAAAATTTGTAACACCCGTGAAGGATATCATACGCCGCCCAAGCCGGGTTATTGGCTGGTTTTTGGACATATGAACCATCTCCCCAAGGATCGACCTCACTTGTAGGAACCCAAACATAAACATAGCTTCTGGTTTGATTCCAAGTTACATTAATAGTCCCTGACAATTGATCGGTAGCTAAGGCTTGAAGGGCAAGCAATACTTTGTTTGGCCTTGTAAAATCATCATAGGTAATTCCGGCAATTGAAAGCCAGTAAATAGTATTGCAATAACCACTAGACGTCCCACTTTTATAAATACATCTCGCCCTAATGTCATATTGCCCTTCGGTTACATTATCCATCCGTTTAACGACATAGACCGGATCTGTTGTTTCTTTGGTTATCTTGTAATAATCTTCATATCTCCGTAAAGATGTTATATCGCTCGGAACTGAAACAGGCACAACAATGATTGTATACGATGATATTATGCTTCCGGTGTCGTCAGTACTTTCATAATAATTGCTTGAGCTAACGGTGGTTATGACATTTCCCGATGCGGCAATCATAGTAACGTCCGCTCCGGCAGGATATATTTCTGAGTAATCGCCACTTATATTAATTTTATAAGTGTCTTGCCGTGTAACTGCATCCGTTCTTAATGCGTTCCCCCAGCCGATCCAATCGCTAGAAGCCACAAGTTTATATTGCAACTGGATAGTCACAGAAGTATCTTCTCGGTTACCGTTTTTTTTGGTATGGTATAGTCCGGATGGAAAACTAAAAACCGCTTCTAACCCCTGACCCGTTCCGTTTAACGTATCGGTTTTCCAAACTGAATCATAATCCAGAATATATGACAAGCTCTTAGTATCATATGAGTCGTCAAAATTAGGGATCTTAGTCTGATTATTCAGCCCTGCCCGTTTGTAAACCGTCACGTCATCATAATTAGCTATATCGTTGTCGTTAATTTTAATGTTTGATATCCCGGTACAATTAGCATCCTCGCCATCTCCGGTATAATCACATGGCCCCTCCCCGCCGCATAAAAGAATATTTAAATATTGATTGCTCCCGTCGTAAGTCACATATTCGCTAATTATCTGGGCTTGACCGTTGGCACCGACTTTAATTGTGCCATAGGTCATTTGGATTGCTCCACCCTCGCGGTCATTGGCATCAACATTGCCCCACTCATATGAGGTATCTGAATCATCGTCATTAGAACCAAACCATAAATTTATAAGATAACCGCCAACCGCCGTAACGGCTAAAGCCGCCGCCCAAGAAGCTGCACCCCATACACCCACCGCACTCGCATAATATGCCCCGACCCCCTGCGTAGCTATCGCCAATGCCAAAGTCGCTATTACCTGCCCCGCGTTTTTGCCAGAATCACCGCCGCCCCTTATGACCGCCCGGATCGCCAAAGTTTGGCCGTCCGCTGGAATAATTGACTTCGATTCCTCAAACGGAATGATCCTGTCGTCAAGGATTATGTCATATTTGCAATCTGGGATATAAGGTTTAATCAAATCAAATATAGGTTTATCCGGTGTAATATCTTTGATTTCTCTCGAACTATTATCAAATGGATTCTTGTTTATTACTAATTTCATTTTGCCACCTCGGTATGTAGAATCCCTGCACCGCACGCTGCCAATATGAGCTGTCTAACCGTTCTTTTACTACTCCGGTCTTCTCTCGCGCGTGAATAAACCAACATCCACCCAAATAAACTCCAATATGGTTTGAGTAAACCGGCTCATTAAATTTAAAAACCACCAAAGCAGGAACTGGTGGTTTCGAAACTTTTTGATATTTTGTTATCGTTTCGGTCTTAATCATTGAACTAATTTCGTTTGAATTATGACAGGGAATTTGATAATCAGGCAATTCTTGTCCGGTCATTCGCTGCCAAACCTCCATTGCCAAATGCCAACAATCATATCCCGGCCCCGTCCCGCCATCAACAAACGGTGCACCGATTAAATCATCAATCGCTGACATAGAAAGCGCCTCCAACAGTAGGTTCGCCGCCGTAACGAATATTATTACCTAATGCTCGGCATCGTGTCAGGCTTCGGTTACATTCGGTTTCCGTTCCGCTATAACCGCATTCAACGCTCTTGAACTGATAATCACAAAAATCTCGCTTATAAGTCCGTATCGGAATCCTAAATGAGGTGATATAATCGGCAGATAGCTTTAATTCAATCCAAGAATCATCATAACTGATTGATGCTATTTTCATCATTTCTTCAAACACCGCCGCTTCTTCCAAATGTTTCGAGCTAACTACGCTAATGGTAATGGTTGAGTTGATCGCTCCATCCGTTTTCTCAATATAGTTCATGATGATCCCGGTCAAATTGGAGACTTTTAATGTGATATCATTAATCTCACCTTTTGAATCTTCGAGCGTAATGACCTCCATCGAAAAAGGAAATGCATAATATAGATTTCCACCAAAAGTTATATCTTCGTTGTTGTTGCAAACCTTGACATAATAGGTATCGTTAATATTGATATTAAGTAAAACAATCCACGCTCCACCGGAGTATAAACGGTTTTTTTCAAGCTTTTGTAATGTCGTTAATTCGTTTGGCATTAGACTTGCACCACCTTAAAACTAATACTCCACCAATGTGGCTGAGTGAACGACGGTTCCCCCAATTCAGTCATCCGTACCGTAAAAATGGTATTATAATATTTGGAATTTGGATCTTCATTTGTCCAATTAAATGCAAGCGCAGTCCCATAAATTGTCTCTCGATAAAAGTCAATAATTTTTTCAAGATCGGAATATGATAATGCAGTATAAGTTACGGAAAAAGTAAGACGCGATCTTGTGAACCGTGCCCTGCTTACTGCATATCCGTCTGACATATCAGTTGCTAAACCGGCATCTTCTGGAATAGGAATTATTGAGGCCGGTTTTTTTGATAGAGTTGGAAAATTTGGATTAGCCATTTAATCACCTCACGCTTTGCCTAATGCCTTAAAGAAGTCTCTACTTCCTCCGGTGTTCTTCGTAACCGCTTCCATCACTAGGGTAATTGCTTGATTACCCATTGAATCGGTTTTCTTTGATGTAACTTTGGCGGTTGTTTGAACACCGGAATTATTGATAAGACTTACCGATACATCCCCGCTGCCCGAGCTGCCAGCGCCTTGATTCATGGCGGCTAATTGGGAATTAGTAATAATAGATCCCGAAGATGAAGGGACGAATAATTCGGGGCCAGCCTCACCAACAATGTAGGGGTTATCCGAATAAACAGAACCACCGGAAGCACGCGCACCAGTACGAGAAACCCATTCATTACCGCCAGACGAACTTGTCAGACTACTAATCCAATTGGTCAATTGACTTGAAGCTAAATTAGCCATCATTTTAGCAATTGACTGAGTAATCGAATTTACAAAGCTTTCGAAAGCGCTTTCTAAATCGTCAAGGTTACCGCTCCAAATATCAAAAAAGCTTGTCTCAAAAAGTGAAGACATACCGTTTGCAATCGTGGAAGCAATGCCTTGTATCCCGTCGCCCCATGTTGAAAAGCTTTTTTTAGCTTCAGCAAGACCGGCATTCCAACGAGTTGAAAAATCATCACTGCTCGCTAAATTTTCAGAGGCAATATTTATATAGGCATTTGAAGTTGCTTCATATTCGGGGGTGCCTTCCTGATTATTTTCTTGCATTACCGCCAATTTATTTTTAAGTCGTTCTTCAATCTGCTTTTTTTGTTCACGAGTTAAACCTTTATCAAGCTGCATTTGCTCATTAATCGCTTCAGTGGCCTTGCCAACTTCGGTCTTAAACCCGTCATTAATAATTTGTGTATGTTCGGCATTATGAACTTTATCAAGGCTTATTTTTGCTGCGTCATATTCTGCTTGCGAAATGGCTTTCGAATCAAGCGCGGATTGATATTCGTCAAGCTGCTTTTTATACTCTTTGTTGCTTTCCGCTTCTTGCTTTTTCCATTCTGGTTGCCCAATCAATGAAGCTGCTTGCGTTGTTTCATCCATTAATTCAAGGATTTCTTTGCGCTGTTCAATCTGCTTTTCAAGTTGCTCTTTGGCCTTTTTCTCGTTTTCCTGTCGTTCTTCTTCAAGCTTTTTGGCCGTTTCAATATCGCCGGTGATGGTTTTGTAGTCGGTAATCCAGCCCTTTAAAGCTTTGTTGCTCGGATCAATAGCCGAAAGTTCCTGAATTTTGGAAAGCAACAAGTCTGCCTTAGCTGCCGGTTCATCGAACAAGGAAGTCATTGCCGATTCTTTGTTTTTAATTTCGGTTAAAGCTTCACCGTATTCCTTGATGATATCAGCGGGAGTCCTTGGTTTTTCGGTTTTAACAACTGGAACTGTAACGTTAGAAATTTCTGGTATTACAATTTCCGGGGCTACAACCTTTGGCGTTTTGGTTGAATTGATTTTTTCTTGCTGCCGCTTAATTTGTTTCGTTTTATTTTCTGCTTCTTTTACGGCTGCTTCCAATTGTTTTTTTGTCACATCTTCATTTTGCGGATTGCTTAGTTTACCGCTACCAAGCAATTTGTTATGTTCTCTAAGCAATCTGTCGGTTTCTTTATCGCCGGTATTCGGCCCTTGAGAATATTTTGTCAATGCTTCCTTGCGTTTTTTTAATTCTTGATTCCAATATTTTTCTTCTTCTTGTAATTTAGCAATATCGGTCATTTTTGTAATATCGGCATTAGCCAAATTATGATATTTTTGCAGTGTCTGAAAACAACCTATAATTGCCATTAACCCGACGATAATTGCTCCGCCGACTAGAAAAGGCGCAAACGCCGCTGCCAAACTTACTGTTGCCGTTGTTGCCGTCGCTTCACCAGTTGCCATGGTTATAAAAGCAGTTCCCAGTGATTGCACCGCCTTAACGATTCCGGAAGTTGTTATAATGCGGAAAAGTCCAACCAGTCCGGCTCCGGTCTTGTATAAGACTCCTAAGGTCTGAATCAACGGGCCAACAGCTATAGTAATAGCAATTAAATAACCAGCTAATATTTGGGTTTCCGGGCTTAATTTATTAAACCACGCCGCAACATTTGATACCATTTGAATTAATGGCTGAAACGCTGTCATTAAAGACTGAAAAGCCGGAAGTAAAGCCGTCCCCAAATCAATGGCCATTTGTTGAATCCGGGATTGCAGGATTCTCATTTTATTTGCAGGACTGTCAAGCGTTCGCGCCATATCGCCCTGCGCTTTGCTAGTAGCTTCCATAATAGTTCCATATCGCGCCGCTACTTTTCCGGTTTCGCTTAATTGTTCGCCCTGCTTAATTAGTCCATTGTTTAAAGCCCAATTTTTAACGGTAGTTTCATTAACAATAATCCCCAACCGCTTTAATGGTTCGCTTTCCCCGCTGATCCCGGATTGTAATTTTTGAAATGCTTCTTCCGGTTTTAGATTGTAAAAACTTGCCATATCATAAGCCAATTGGGTCAATCCTTTGGACATATCAAAAGCGGCCTTTTCGGTCAACCCCATCGATGTCAACATGACGTTAAATGTACCGACATTTTGCCGGACTTCATAAGAATTTAAACCTAAATTTTTCCGTAAATCTTCTGACCATTTTCGCGCTGAATCGGCCATTTTACCCATCGACACGCTGAATAAATTCTCGGATTCCACCGCATCCATACCTAATTTAATTGCTGCGCCAGATATCAGTGCCAATGGCAAAGACAAACCAATAGTTAACCTTTGACCAATGTTGGCAAAGGTATCACCCATTTTTTTAAGTTTGTTTTCAGCCTCTTTTAAACCCGTATCAAACGATTTCGAGTTAACCCCTAGTTTGACCCACAGACTCCCAGCAGATCCTGATCCCGCCATATTAAATCACCCCTTCCGGGATTTCAATTCCTTTTTCTTGCGCCAATTCAAACAACTCTTCGTCTGTTTCTTCTTGCTTGATTTCTTCGTTGCTTATAAATTTATCAAGCGGGGGATAAGGGTATTTTTTGCTCGCACCTATCGCTTTTGCCGCCATCATCCCGATCAACCATGATTGCTGTTTGAGAAAATTGTTTTGATTTTCGAAAAATCCCTTTTTTTTCGCTTTGTATTCGCCGAATGTCAGACTGCCAAATTCATATGGCATAAGTCCTAAAGCTCCATACGCAAAAGGTTCTTCATCCTTGATCCAATCGCAAAAGCGGAGGTAAAGCTTTACACTTCCTCCGCTCCCACGTTTCCCAATTCTTCATCATCGGTTTTAATTTCGCCGAATATTTTGCTTAGATGCATGGCTTCTAAAATCGGTTCTTGAAACAAGGTTAAAGCTTCAACCAAACCGGTTTCGTTGTCAACAATATATTTTTGAATCCAATTCCCTATTTTATATGGGGTTAAAGATTGATCTTCGTGTTTCAATCCAGCCCATAGCAGTACCCTTGTGGCATCAAGCCCAAAACGTTCTGCGCCCATAGCTACCATAACGCTAAGTTTCATTTCCCGTTCAAAATCGCTCATAGCATTAATGTCAAATTTTAAATGACGTGGTTTTCCAAAATAATTAAAATCAACTGCATTTAACATAATTACCCCTCCTTAAAATAAAAAGGCGGCATTTACGCCGCCCTAAAATCAAATTGTCTCAATCTTAAAATTATCTAGATAATCATCGTTAGCGCCTATGCCAATACCGCATTTAGTACCAACTGTTAAGTCACTATCGGTTGTATCAATTTGTTTTGTACCGTTTACATAAACTTTTATTGCCGTTCCGTCGACAGTTATTGACAATATTTCATTGTCAACAAATGCCAGTGCAACAGTGTTTATGACGGTCTGTGTTCCGGCAACAAATTTGCCTAAAACCAAAGACGTCGGATATACGCCAACATAATATCTGTTGTTGACATCAACGAGCCTAAACATCAAGGCTGCCCCTTCTGTACCAACATCAACAATTTTTGCTGATAAGACACAATCGGTAATTTCAGACTCAATATAGCCGCGATAAATCCCAGTTGTGGCGCTTGCTTGGTTGCTTATAATCCGTGGGGTTCCCGAAAGTGTTACCCATGTTTCTCCGGTATCGGCGTTTCCTAAACTTGCTGCGTTATCCGCTCGGTCAAACGAGTCATAAGCGATCAGTATAGGTGTTTCGTTGCCGGTTCTGAAATAAACGCCTTGCGTCCCTTGAAAACTTAATTTGTCTTTGACTATTTCGCCAACCGCGCTGCTTACGTCGTCTCCAGACACCGTTGCATAACCTTCGAATCTGGTTTTGACCGTTCCGAAGTCAGCATATAAAACAACGATCATTTCCTCACCGATCCGCTGCGAAAAGTCCTCGCTATTGGCAAAAAATTTCTCCGCCGTGACTGAAAAATTTTTAGTACCCATAACAAACTCGTCCCATTCGCCGCTTTCATAGCAAGTTGCATCAATTGTCTTATTGTTGACCGTTAAAGACCAATTAAAAAAACCAGCTAATTGTTCAACCACAACATATTTACCAGATATGGTTACAATATCAGAAGCCAATAAAGCGCTATCAAATACAATCACGCCGCCTGGGTATTCCACCGAATATCCCGAAGTTACGGTTGCCCCGTTTTTCTTAACCGTAGGCGCTGTATTTTTATCCCAATAACGTTTATCTGAATCAATAATTGTGTATCGTGTATATGCTGCATTTGCCGTTGCTGCTTCGTCAGTAAATGCCACTGGAGTGGCGCTAGATTGAGTTAAAACGCGCCCCACTTTACCCGGTGTAGCCATTAGATCACCTCCTTGAATAAACCATTATTACGATGCGGTAAATGTAAGCGCGCCGGAACCTTTGAGCGAAGCTTTAAAGCTTACCTTGTCACCCACCGCTGAACTTACATCAAAAGATTCCGTGATTACACTACCGGAAAACTTAGGAACAGTTCCGGATGTTGGACGATATTCGAAAGCATAGGCGCTTTGCGAATCGTTAATGATATTGTTCATGATTGCTTGATGTTGAGCATTCGTAGCGATAAAGTTTGCGCTGAATGAGATACTAAACGATTTAGTGCCGTTAATATATTCTTCCCATTCGTCACTGTCAAAATTAGTGGTATCAATTGTTTTCCCACTAACCGACATACTAACATCCGTACCTTCGGCCACTTTCGTTAAACTGGAACCAATCCAAAGTGAACTTGTTTTACCTGCTGTTGCCATTTGTTATTCCCCCTTTTTAATATTGAAATTTAAAATCTTCGTCCCTGTAAAATTCTGTTATACCGTCTGCCCGTTCATATATTGCATCGTGGCGGCCATCTTGCAATATTGCTTGGACGGTTACTCCTCCGGTTCCACCCATTAAGCCAGAGTGGTCTTTAAGGGCTGTTCTAATCTGCCTCGAAACGTTAATCGAATCGAGTTTGGTTAATCCGGCGCTTGTAAATTGGAATGTATCCTCGGCAAAATCTGGGCTTTCTATAAAACATTCTTCGTCTTGACCATGAACCAAAAATATTGAAACATAAGGAAATGCGACATCTTCCGGGACTGCGCCATTAACAAAAATCCGGCTACTAACCAAATCAGTCAGGCCGGAATAGGATAATAAATATATAATTATCGCCGTTTCAATTTCCAAGGGCATCAACCCCCCTCGTTATCGCTGCCAAAAATTTTCTGCAATTCTTCTTTATAAATTTTGTTTACTTTACGTTTTGAAGACTTGACGGCGGGGCGAGCAAAAGGATAAGCCTTGACGCGGTTCCCCGACGCTTTGCTTTTTGAATGTTCTGTTTTTCCAATAACATCCCGTCCTTGACCTGGAAAAGCATGCCCATATTCGACAGCATTTGCAATAATGGCTTGTTCCTTAGTTGCACCTAATGTTCCAATATGTGCCACCGCAAACGTCTTTCCAACCCCGTCCATTTTAGCTTTCATACTATTTTCCAGTTCCCCGGTAATCCACTCGGGATAAGGGGAACCTTTACCGATGTTGTCTTGAATTTCTTCAAGAATGACTTGAGAACCGCGTTTTGCTGCTTCTTCGTTAGCCTTGCTTACTTTTTCGCCATATTTGTGAAGATCACGGAATACGTCTTCCATCCCTTCAATTTTTACCGAAGATTGCAATTACTCCACCTTCTTTACATGCAATTCAGTCCAAGACTTTTTGACGTCTTGAATTACCGCTGTTATTTGATAGGTTTCGTCGTCATAAATAATCCGCATTAATTCAGTAATATCATGATTAAAACGAATTTTGATAATTCCCGATAATTCAGCATCGAGCTTTTTAGCGCCCCAGAACTCGCGTCCTTGGTTGATTAGAACTTCAGCCCAAACCGTTGCGAAATCAGTCCATGCCTTGATTGGTTCGTTAAGAACGTTATAGGTTGTGGTATAATTTTGAATGGTGATTCTATCCCGCAAGATTCCTGCGTTCATAATGTGCTCACCCGATTCAGTCCCAATAAAATATTAACCGCTTTGGGTAAATCGATCCCTTCGCGGTTTTCATAATGGTACGAAATCCAAATTTTCATGGCTGTTTTTGTCATTTCAGGAACATTTCCGGCAGGATCTTCAGTTACTAACCCGACATCTTTAATCGGATACCCGCAAATAAATTCCACATATACACCGTTTACAGCCCTTAAATCCTCAGATGGCCATTGGTAATCTTCATTTAAAACAATTTTCCCAACATAATCAGTTGTATCAACAATATAATTCGATGAAGCGAAAGTAGTTTCTATGCCGCCGTCAGGATAATATTTAATGCTTGTAACGGACTGTAAACCGGCCTTTAACCGAATTGGTATGCAATCAATCGGAGGAAAATCATCAAGCCATAATTCCCATGTTTGGGTTATCAATGGCCGGTTTTGATAATCCTCGACATAATTTCGGGCGGCGACAATTAAAGAATTTAATACATCATCTTCAATCGTCCCGGTAATGCGTAAAAAATCTTTAACTTCGGTAAGCGTAACCGGTTCGACGGTTGGGGCTGTTTTTAGAACAAATTTTGGATTAAATTTTTTGTGCAACATTGCATCACATCCCGAATTATGTATTAGTTACCCAATGTGGGGCAGCCCCATCATGCTGTAATGTGCTTGCCGCGATAGGAGCGGCCAATCGTACAAGATTTTTTGAAGCGTCAAGGTAAAAAATATCGCCAGCCGCTGCGCCGCTGATTGCCCCAAAAGCCGCTAAGACTTGCGCGTCGGAAACACGGATTAACGTACTGCCTTCTTGCAGGTCAAACGTATTGTCCAAATTAGCTAACGCAGTTATATCGGCATACACAGTTGAACCTGATTTAGCATGTACCGTATTTCTAGCGGCTTTCATGTTCATAAGTTCGCTTATAGAGTCCGCTTCAAGATTTAAAACGTTGCTATCTACGGAACTGCATCCGGGGTCAAAGAGACTATCCGTAATGTTAATTGCCGGAATGCTGTAGTAGGCACCGCCTGTCAAAAATACGCCGCCCCTTATCCCGGTAACATTAATTGCGCCGCCCGTCCAAAGAGTGTTATGCCCATATACCTGAACATAGGAATCATTTTTTTCTGCATCGGTTCCGGTCGCTTCGATATTCCATGTGGCACCATTGGAGTGAACATCTTTGAGTTCGAGTAAAAAATGTCCTGCTCTTATTTGATTTATGACTGAACTTGATACAATGCTGATGTTACGCAGAGTAAGGTGTTGAGATGTTGAATCAATTGTGCCGCGATAACCCGCTCCCGTAACGTTACCATCACCTGCGATAGTTATAAAATCCTTTGTAAGTGTCAAATCACCTGTATAAGGCAATCCTAGCTTTACGCGGATTTCATATATGTTAGTTGCGCTGGTTCCAGTCGGTACCGCATCGTGGGCGGTCTGCACGCCTTTATATGGGAACGATTCAGTCCCGTCTGGGGTATAATCATCCATGCGCTGATTATTAACCCATATCGTATGAGTGGTTATTGCCAAAGGCGCTATTTTTGTTGCATATGGTTCAATTCTTGATTCAATCAATGCAATGTCTTTATATTTCATTACACTAGCCCCCAAGCAGAACCATCCCATAAATAAAAATCTTTAGTATCGGTTTCGTAAAAAGTAGAACCAACATTATGTTCTTCCAATGTTGGTTTTGTGTCGGTAGATTCGCCGACAAAATCTTTAACAAACGCCTCGTTGACCAAGAGAGCCATTTTCAATCCCTCTTTCCATTAAAATAAACGGGCGGAATAATCCGCCCTTATAACCATTCCATCGTAACCGTAATCGCCGCCCCAGCATAATTCGTGCCATCACCGGCTACAAACTTAGTACAAAGGGCATCACCGGCAACCAATGATTCAACGCCGGTAGCAACTGCCGCGCTGCTGACCGGAGTATTGGCAGTACTATTGAGAGTAAAAGCAGCCCCCAGCAAAACGTCACCGGCCCCCGGTGCTTCCCCGGTATTTAATTTTTCAATAGTCATGGTATCGGCTGCATCACAAACAGTAATATGCCGTTCATAAGCAGACACAATCTTACAAGCAGCAGGAGCAATAAAAAACGGCTGGCCCACCGTAGCCGCTGCAAAGTTGTAAAGGTTGACAGTAAATCGTTCGCCTTTGACGTACTGGCCGGTTCCTAGTTCGATATCTCCATCGGAATCAATTGTGAAAATTGCGGCCTTTGTGGCTTTATTAAAAAACTGTAAAGCACCGCTTACCCATTGACTTCCTACATTTGCAATACTCATTTTATTTCATCCTTTCCACTACTTTTAGTAGCACTCTTTCGAGCAGAAATTTTTTCAGCAATTCCGCGATCAATTAAATTTTGTCCGATCACATCGTCAATTAAAAGGGAGACGCCCATTTCAGCGCCTCCCCAGTTTTGCAAAAGTATAATATTCGTCATACAATTGCAGTATCAAAAACATCGTTGCCGTATCGCGGTTCGGTTAATATTGCCAAAATACCACCTAAAACCGGACTGGCAGCTACTTCAACCGCTTTCAAAATTACATATCCATATCCGGTTGAAGCTAAAGCTTGGTTATCAACCTCGATTTTATACATCTTGTTTGAACCCGCGGCAGTTGTAAATCCAGTGGTTTCGGCGGCAGCTGTCGCCCCAAAAGTATCGCCGGAAACACAAGCCTGATAATGAAATGGAACTGCAGTGGTATGAGTTCTCGAAATATCATCGCTTGCTAAAATAGTAATGGTTGACGTTCCGGTTGTACCAACTCCCGTTTGAATTATGAACGAAACATGATGGAAAGCCTCCATGTTAATGGGAGTGGTATATTTTGTTCCGGCAAAAGCGTCTGCCACCGGAACTAATGCATTAACTACGTGGTAATTCATTGTTTTTACCTCCAAATTTTAATTTATTAGGCGGATATACCGCCGCCCACGGTTTATTTAATTTAGGCTCGTTCGGCTAGGGTTACGAAACTAGATAGAGTATCGGAACCTTTGAAGGGAGTTAATGCAGTATTTCGTACCGGTTGACCATCAATCCGCAAAATAAACCGGAAAGCTTGTTCGGCATATAGGAAGCGAACATGAATAGAAACTGCGCTTTCCATATTGCCTTTGTCGGCCAACAAATATTCTTGGAAGTCTCCAAGGGTGATATCGCCCACGTCGCCCGGCGCCGATGCTTGCTCAATCATGTTGATTGGCAGGCCCAAAAGAGTGTTATAAGGGCGACCGGCCGCGCCGTTAGCAGGCAAAAATACCGGAACGCCAGCAGTGCCAACCGGAATAGACATAAACGCCAGTTGCGGAATCAATTGGCGGTTAATATACCATTCTGGGTTTCGACCATTACAACGGGCATACATTTTTACAACATTTTCATAAACCACAGTATCCGCAGGTTGGCTGGTTTCTTTTGCAACAGTTACAAGCGATCCGGAATTTAAAATGCCTAAAGGTTGACCAGAACCATTGCCCCGGATAATCGCATCATCGAGTTTAAACCCGAATTCAGAAGCAAAAGCCCTCTGAATTACTCCTTGCAACGCGCTTGCATCTTGCAAAAGCTCATCGGTAGCATAACAAAGACCGGTCAGTTTCTTTAGTTTTAACTCGATTTTGCGAAACTTCGGTTTGCTGCCTTGCAGGGCATCGGCCTCATCTTCCCAGTACGCTTGTACACCGCCATAACGTGAACCATTAGCCCGACTTGATTCGTCAACACCATTCATTGTTAAGGCATTGGAAACGGCAGAAACAGGAATCCGTTGGCATCGGTTCGGTAAAATGCCGGTTTCATAGGTATCTTCCATCAGTTGGCTTACAAAATCGGTTTGGACAAGGAATCCGCCTTCGGCATCGACGGCTTCATTGGCCCCAGAAGCAGAATTCTTAATCAAACGCTGATAATCAGCATTACCGGGAGTTACGGAAGCGCTGCGAACAGACATTAAAAAATCACCAAAACCTTTAAAGTCTTTGGTGATTCCGTTCGGAGCAATTTGAGCATTTGGCCGCCAACCCTTATTTTCCGGTTGTTTAGTTTTCTCGTTCAGTTTCTGAACTTTTTCCTCGGTATCAATCTGATTCTCAATACCTTCCCACTCGTTTACCAAGGTTTTTAGCTGCTCATTTTCTTCGGCAGTTCTATTTTCCTTGGTCTGCAGATCGTTTACTTTGGTCTGCAACTCATTTGCTTTTGCATACAACGCTTCTAATTTCATTTAACATTCCTCCTAAGATTTAATTGATCGATTTTTTCGGATAATTGGGTATCAAAAAACCCGCTTTCATCGGCGGGTTTCTCTTCGGTGGTTAATTTGTTTTTGAGTTCTACTGCTTTTTCAAGATCCAAAATTAGATTATCAATTTTGGTTTTTGCTTCATCAAGTGATTTAAAATCAATATTTAATGTCACTGTTTTTAAATCTTTATTTTCGGCTTCGTCCTCTTCCCATGGCGGCGTTTTATCAAAAGCTTTATAGTGTGCTCCCAGATGAGCTTGGACTTTTGAAATATCTTCGTTTGGAATGCTGCTCTGGCTTAACCTTGCTGCCGCGTTTGCTACACCACGCCAAACGATTTCACCGCTTGTATTATGATGTGGTAGTTTTAGATCGCCATATGTTGCGGGGGGCATTTCTGCGGCCCAAGCAAAATGACCGGCGATGTTGGTTTTTTCAGAATCGGTCAAATTTTCCCAAGATTTATCCGTAAAATCCGAAAGTGTTGGAGCGACCCATTCCTCTTCTTCAGGTGCCTTTTTCTTGGAAACATCGTTTGGTGCTACACCATTTATAATTTTGGTAATCTTATTGATGGGGAAATTCTTAAATTTGGAAATATCAAATTTTTCCCCATTAACATTAAAAATTTTCCCGTTAATTGATGCAGCAATTTCTTTGGATTCATCAATATGATCGATAAATCCAAAATCAAAAGCATCTTGCGCCGTCATCCATGTTTCGGCGTCCATTAACTCGATGATGTCTTTTTCTTCGAGTCCAGAACCATCTTTATAGACCGCAACAATAGAATCCCTAATCTTATCAAGAGTTTCGGCCATTTGTCGCATATCAGAAGCATAACCACAAGCAAGCGACCATGGATTGTGTATCATGAGCATTGCATTCTTAGGTACGTTTAAGGTATTGCCTGCCACCCTACCAATCATTGCAATTACCGAAGCTGCCGAAGCTGCCAGACCATCGATATATACATTCACGGCGCATTTTTTACGCTTGAGAATCGAATAGATAGTCTGCCCGGCAAACACATCGCCGCCCGGACTATTGATATAGACGTTCAATTCCGAAATATCGCCCAAAGCATCCATATCTTTTTTAAATTGCTTAGGTGTTACCTCGTCGCCCCACCAAGAAGAGTCTGCAATTTCGCCGTAAATATCAAGTTCACCGATCTTTGGATCTTCTTTAGCGTTTTTAAAACTCCAAAACTTTTTACTCATTTCTTACTTCCTCCGTTCGTTGTATTCGTCCTCGGTTGCTGCTTCATAGCGGTTTCAAGGCTGATCATGTTACCATTGACCAAATAAGCATCGCCGCCCTCTTGTTCAATCGGGTTCTCATCGTCAAGACCTTTCCATTCATTGGCCGATAAAGCGCCATTCTGACGTTTCTTTTGCAGATATTCACCCCGGCTTGCAGCATCACCGCGCAACAAGGCATCAACGTTGACCTTGACATAATAACCGGCTGCTCGTTCGGCTCTTGTTAATAATCGCCAGTTGGCCATCCTTTCAAACCGGGTTATCATCGGTAATAAGGAATAGGTTACAAACTCAATTCCTTGGTGTTCAATGTTATTGTTCGTGGATTCTTTTAGGTTCGCAACCATATGGGGTGGAACACGGAAAAGACCATCGATGTCCTCTTTACTAAGGTTCATTACCTCAATAAATTGGGCATCAACAAAAGACATCGGGATTCTGTTATACTTGGCACCTTCTTCTATCACAATAGGCCGCCAAGCATTCTCTAATCCACCTCCGGCCTCCATAAAACCCTGCACTAGATTTTTTTTTGCTTCAGGCGTTAGCGCGTTGGGGTATTCGATTACTCCACCCGCATTCATTCCGTTACCGAAAAACCGGTTTGTAAACTCCTGCATTGCAAGCCCTTGCGCCACTGCCTCACGTGCCATTCCAATAGTCGAAATACCCGTCAGACCATCAAACGACATCCCACGAATATGAAACACTTTTTCGGGCGGTAATCGCTCGGTTTGACCCCGATCTCGATATTCATAAAAAAGATCCTGAGTTTCAGGATCACGTTTAACCTGCATTTGATATGCAGGAACCGGGTAAAGTTCGGTTACGTTTTTATTGCGGCTTGCATTGCGTGTGATAATTGAATAATCATTACCCCATAAAGAAAAATAGATTTCCATTCTTTCATAATAAGTTTGGGAATCCATTTCATTGTTTGGAGCAACATTTAAAATATCTTGCAACGGATGGTCATATGCCGGATCTCTGCCTCGACCATCGGGGCGCTTTTTGTAAATCCCTACCGGTAAGCATCCCCGCGTTTCCGCCCGGACTTTGACACATTTGTGGACTTCGATTAAGTTCATCGCAGACTGTTCAGATACCGGAACCCCAGCAGTAGTCGGGCGGCCCCAACTATATTCCATTAAATGGTCAAGCTCACGGATCGATAAGTTTTTTATAGCTTGTCGCGTAATAAAGCCCATTCAATCACCCCTTTCTAGGGAACAGAAACCACATCCCCATTAATCCACCAATAATACAAGCAATTCGCCAATCATATGCGCCTATACCAACACAGAAACAACAAAAAAAGCCGATTAATCCGACTTCTTGCTTGAATTCATCGGTAAAATGCGGCCTTTTTAGGTTTAATTTAGGTAATTTGAACATAAAAAACCTCCTACAATCTGAATGACGTTCTTTCCTCATAAATAGACCTCTTAGCCGGTTCGTTGACCATAGCGCGGTTATGGGCATTGATTAACGCCGCTACCGGGTCGATTTTTTCTGCCGTTTTGTCTTTGTCCAACATAATCGATTCGTTCGGGCTTTTCCGAATAATTGCGTTTGACATGGCCCAATTTAAAACGGGGTTATTGTCATGTATTACTTTACCGCTGTAAACCTTTGCCCTCAAATCCTTGGTAGGTTCGCTTAAGTCACGGTATCCTTGATATATTTCAATTGGCACCGAAAAACCAGATTCTTGAAGTTCATGAGATAACCATGTTGCCATAGCCTTATCAAAACAAAACTCGTTCTTGGGCCATTCGTATTTTTCAAATATATCAAGAATGTATTTTAACACAAAATGATAATCGACCTCCGCCCCATCGGTAACGGTCAACCATCCGTTTTCTCGCCACAAATTGAACGGTATCTTGTTTTCTTTCATGCGTTTTTTGTAGGTTTCTTCCGGCATAAACGAATGAGATAAAATTGCATATCTTTCTTCACCTAAAGGAATATCAAAACCAACACTTGTTAAGTCGAGTGTGGCCGAAAGGTCAATCCCAGGAAAACATTTCATTCCATGAACGTCTGGAAAGGGATTGTTGTTTGTGGCACCACAAGCTTTCCATTTTTCCATGTTCATGTAACCAGCAGTCCGCTCATTAATCCATATGTTAAATGTCTTTGTCTTAACATCCCGCATTTTCTCGGGTTTATCTAGTGCTTCGGACAAATCAATTAAAATTGATTCCTTCCCGGTTTCGGTATCACCGATGATCGGATTTGATTTTATTCGTATCTCGTCACTATCAATAGGATCGACAAGAGCGCCATCTTCATCTAAATCAGCCTCACAGATAGCGACAAAATATCTATCATTTTCAACGTCAATATTGGGATTAAGAATTTTAGAAACATATTCATATTCAACTGCATAACATGGATGACTTAGGTCAAATCCGGCAGTTGTGATAATTGATAAGAGCGGTTGTTTTCTAGTTTTCATACCTGAAGTGCCAATATCATAATATTCTGTTGTTTCATGCAAATGGTATTCCACTTTGTTATCTCAAGGGCTTTTTATCCCTTGATTCTTATGATTTTTCATAAGTTCGGCGTACATTTTCAACCAATAAAAAGACAACCTTTTTTTGGTTGTCGGGCACTCTTGGAGATGTTATTGCTTCCATATCGCTCAATCTCTACGCTCTACGGTGGCGGTGGTCAACCGCTTACCTCGGTATTAACATGATTCACTAAAAATTCCGGAGCATATTTTTTAAGATATTCGGTTACTGTTGTTCGATGAATATTTAAGGTTTCGGCAATATTTACATTTGGCATTCCTAACTTTTTAAGAGATAATATTTTTTCTTTTAATATTGTTTTTTCGTTATTGTATTCTTTAGAAATTATTCTGACATATGTTGATTTTCCAATATTATATTTATTTACTATCTCTTTGCAACGTAATCCTTTTTTATAATCTTCAAGGATAGATTTTTTTGTCAATGCCCAGTTACTATTTTTTGCATTTAATTCTTTGCCCAAAACCTTTTTTATAGTAGAAAATTCACAATTTGTTGTTTTCGCAATTTCATAAATCGGCAATCCTTTTGAAAACAATCTTCTGAATTCGTTATCTCGTTTTAATTTTAGCTCATCAGAAATCTTTATTAAATTGTCATTCAATTCCGGCAGTACCCATTCCCAATTTTTGCATTTCGCTATCTTGTTTATGGTAGATATTGTGACATCATATTCTTTGGCTAATTCAACTTGTCTTTCATCATTTAAAAGCCTTCGCTTGATTGCTTCAACATTTTTTAAGGTTAATTTATCGCTTGAAGCACGATTGTGTATTCTCATATAATTTATAAAATCTTGGGAATGTTTTCTTCCGAACATTGGGTTGCCGTTTCCGGTTATTGCTTTTCTTCGCTCTTCTGAAATTTTCTTATTTTCATTTCCTCCTGATTCCATATTAAAACCATTGCTTCTATTCATCGAATCATAATAATTAATCCAGTAACGTTCTCTATCATCTAAATTTTCTATTTCGCAAAACTCAATCGTTTCAAACTTTAAATCATTAATACCATACTTGTCATGATGTCTTTGCAATATTTCATTTGAGTGTTTTCCTTTTTTTAAAAGATATTTATGATTTAATATTCTCCGATTTAAATCAACGCTCTGACCTATATATATCTTGTTTTGCGAAACGCTCCTTATGCAATAAATGCCGCTTTTCATGTTATAATCACCTCATATATATTATAACATATTGCGTCTATTATTGCAAGTTGTGGATTTTAGCCTTCACCGATTTTGCCCGATTTTCATTAATGTATTACTACACTAAGCGACAAATACCTTATCGAGGCACATAAACTGCGGACATGTACCGTCCCCGGTTTTTTTATCATCTTTAGATAACCGCATAAAAAAAGACCCGCTCTTTTTGTGACGGATCACAACTTGCATTAAGTCCTGTTCAAACTTGCACGTAAAACTATCTCTTAAATATTCGGAATTATTATAAAGCCATTTAGCTTCACCCCAAACATGCCTTGTGTCGGCTTTCTTCGTTGCTGCTACGTAAGCTTCTGCCATTTGTTCACCGAAAGCAGATATTTCATACAATGATTGTATCGCCTTATCCTGGCTTTTGGCATTTTTCCGTGCTAGCTGCTCATATGATCGCCGGAACCGTCTTAAATAAGTATCCCTATGAACCCATCCGTAAATGTTACCATATACAAATTTTTCATAAATAACAGGCACTTTCGGTTGACCGGCCAGCTCCCCTTTGCTATGCTTAAATAATCCCATCCAACCCAAATATCTATCTGCCGGATAATAGTCCTCTATTTCTCCGCCATCAAGATTCATAAACATTTGGGGATTAAAAACATACGGGAAATCATCGGAACCAATTCTTTTAATGTCATTGAGAAACCTCTGACAAGCCCAAATATATTTTTGACAGGCTATGATCTTTTTGTCTTCAACATCATGGCAATAGTCCGTTAACTCTTCGAGAATTAAATCTTTTCGTTTTTTCATACATTATCGTAACTTCCCTCCATTATACATTTCCAAATCCACGCTGCTGCAAAGGTGTTTTTTTAGGCTTTTCTTGCTTTTGTGGAATGCCTTTTACTTTTGCGAGTGGATTCAAAAATGAACGATCCTCCATTTTTATTAGAAGTTCCATCTTTTTATTAATAGCGGTTTCAAGTTGTAATTCATAATCGTGTTTAAAAAGCTCATCTATTGCATCCCGAAAATCTTCCGGTAAAACATCTTTATATTCTTCCCAATTGGAATACATTGAGTTTAACTTATTTCTGCGTTCTACCAAGCCCAAATATTCACTGTATGTAAGGCAATACCGGGCAAGGAACCCAGAATCGGTAGAACTTACAAAGTCAACATCTTTATAAATTTCAAGGATTTCATTCCATTTTTTGAAAGCGTTTAGGTCGTTCCTGATATAATCAGGCGCGACTAAATTTTTATCGCCAATCTTAACTTCAGATTTCTCGCGTTCTGCAATTTGCTTTTTAGTCAAATGTGTCTTTTTCTCTTGCTTTAATAATGTTATCGGTTTCCTTGGTTTACCTGCTGGCATGATATCACCACTCTCTGATCTAGGGTATCGACTATTTTGAGATCTGCTATATCATCAACGATAAAAATATCATTTTCAAATCCATTTCTTGTAAGTGTTCTGCTAATTCCTCTCTTCAAATTAATTCTTGAAGCAAGACTAATCTGGCAACCTAATTTAACAACCAAAATATCATTCGGTTTTAAATTAAGAGCTTGGATTTTATCTATAATTTCGTTTTCTGTTGGTTTTCGCTCCATCTTGCTTAATTGTTCGGTAAGCGTCGCGACTTGCAATTCCAAGCCTTTAACATCTTCGTATTTGACCCATAATCCGCCATCCCTCATATGGGCTACTATGTTATAATAATTGCCATCCCTTGGTTCGAAATCAAATCTATCCATCATTGCCACTCTCCTTAACTTCTACCGGCATCCAAAATATATGATCTTTCTCATCGGTTTGCCGATATATCAATCCTCTCGTTTCGAGCTCTTCACAATATTTTTGCTGTATGGTTCCCGGATATGTGTGGATACCAATGCCTATAAGCCGATATTTACCTTCTCCTTTAATGAACCGCATTATTTCACGTAAATCTGCCTCTTGAACAAATTCCGGCAATGATATTGCATACTTGCTTAAACTTTTCATAATGTCCGCTCTCCTTTCTGGCTCTCCTATTTTATAGCCTTGCCAGCGGCGAAGGATTACCGCTTTAGGATAATCCCATGGCAAGGCTAAAATTAAATTACTTTTGCTTTTTCGTTTTGTTGTTTTATAAAATTTTTAAAATTACCATGAAGCAAGGAAACATCTTTGTATTTGTTGACCTGGTTTAAAAATTCATTTATAACCCATTTTGGAAGTATCGGAAGCAATTCCTTTTGAAACCTGATAAACATATCAATAGAAAGCCGCTGCCCGTTCGCCATAAAATAGGCAGGATTAATAAAATATCGCGTTTCATCTTTTGAGTCTTCGCGACACATAATTCCAAGCCCAATCATTTTTGAAACGAATCCTTGAGAACGTCTTTTCTTTAATCCAACCAGATCACCGATTTCCTCGGCTGTATAAGGAATGATTTTGCCCTTGCCGCGATATCCAAGCATATTGTTTTTAGCTATCATCATCTTCGCTAATCGCGTCATTTTGCCAATATCGCTATCAGTCATAGCTTCGGGAAATTGGACTTCGGCAAATATCCGCGCTCCTAATTTGTGAGACGGTATTCTATAACCGTCTTCATTCATGGAATCGGTAAATGCCTCCCTTTTAATATTAATTACCTCGCCAGTTTTTTCACTAAATGAAGTTGTCTGCTTTATCATTTCAATACCTCTTTTGACCTAAATATTTGATGCAATTTTATTGCGCTAAACGCTTGTTTTTGACACCAAAAATAACACCCTAAAAATATATTTAGCAGGTGTTATAATAAACTGATTAAGAATGTTCACTCAATGCCGTCTAAAACAAAGCCCCAAAACCCCGAATTTAATTTAAGGAAAAATGAAACGGACAATTTAAGGATATTTTTATGCACGGTGG